AACACTACCAGGTGCCACAAACCTATCAGAAATTGCCGATATTGAATATATTCAAAAGAAACTATTAACCGCACTTCGTGTACCTAAGGCTTTCTTAGGATTTGAAGAAGTTGTTGGTGATGGTAAAAACTTGGCATTACAAGATATCCGTTTCGCTCGTACGATTAACAGAATCCAAAAGAGTATGTTAGCTGAGCTAAATAAAATTGCCATTGTTCACTTATTCTTATTAGGGTTTGAAGACGAGTTATCAAACTTTACCATAGGATTAACAAATCCATCTACTCAAGCCGATTTATTAAAGATTGACGTTTGGAAAGAAAAAGTATTACTTTATAAAGATTTGGTTGCAGACCCTGGAAACGGTATTCAAGCAACTTCATCTACTTGGGCTAAAAAACATATATTTGGATGGTCTGATGAAGAAGTTCGTTTGGATTTACAACAACAAAGGGTTGAACGTGCTGTGGGTGAAGAACTTAAGGCAACTCCAACAGTTATTACTAAGACAGGTTTATTTGATAACATCGATAAACTTTATGGTAGTATGACAGGAGCAACACCAGCAGCAGGAGCGGCAACAACTCCTGATGGAGGTGAGGAATTAGCTCCACCACCAATGCCAGGAGGGGGTGAATTACCAGGTGGAGAACCTGAGTTAGCTCCACCAGCAGAGGCTCCACCAGCGGGAGGTGAAGTAACACCAGAATCAAAAATGAAAGACCTTAATATTTTAGTCGAAAATAATCTAATTGAGGGGGCGGAAATGATTAACTTGGGTCAGGCACAAGATTCTTTAGGAGAAATTTCAAAAGAATTGGATAAGTTACTAAATTCATAATATTTATTTGAAAAGAACAAAATGACCTTCGGAGCTGTAAAATCCCTTATCGAGAAAAACCTTTTGGAATCCTACAAGGATGAAAAAGAATTCAAGAAAACATTGAGAGAATTCAAACACAATGTTTTAAGTAATAAATCTATGTCTAAGGCTTATGCCATTTACGACCAATTAAGCTCTCCACAAGGATTAACGGAACAAGATGCGAAATATTTCATTGAAGAAGGTGTAAATCTTTTAAATAAGATTTTACCGAGTTTCAAAATGCCAACAAATGTTTCCGAAAATACTGAAAACAAATATTCTGACATTGATACTTTAGTGTATAATCAAAAAGTTGATTTGGTAGAAAGAGTAAAAGCCAAGAAAAACATTCTACAGATTATTACTTCTGAAAAAGAATCAATCAAAGAAAGTGTTAATATTCCAATCAGTTCAATGGTTGCGGTTGCAAACCAAACAATTAGAAATTACATTCAAACTTTAGATGAAAACACTAAAAAAGAATTTTTTCAAATAGTTTCTGAAGATACAAGTGTGTTAGAAACAAAGTTTGAAACAATTCGTGAAAGTGCAATATCAAAACTCAAAGGTATTTTAGACAAAGAAGAGGCGCAAGATATGAAATCCAGAATTTCTGAAACTATAGATAAGATTAAAATTGAAAAGTTTGACCAACTGAACTTTTTGAAATTGAAGAATTTAGAGGAATCAATTTGATTGGTCTTTCATTCTTTGAATATACTTAGCCTTCAAAATCTGTTCTCTTCTTAGTACAGATTTTTTTGTATATTCTTTTTTCTCAAACAACTTTTGTGTTTGTTTAGTTTTGATTACTTTTGATTTTAGGGTTTTAAGTGCTTTTTCAATATTATCCCCGTTATTGATTTTTATTATTATCATATATTACAAATATCTTACAACTAAAAAAAATTTTGACATTTAGGTTTATATGTTCTATTTTTTGTATAAGAAAAATAAACTTACATAATATGAAAATTAATGAAAAAAGGAAAAAGTGTAAAGCTTAACCTATTCAACCCAATCAAGTCGGTCTACGGAACGGTAGATTCTAAAAATTTAAAGTCAGTATACATAAACATTCAATCATGGGTGACACCTAAAGAAGAGTACGATAATTGGAACAGAGTCGTTTCAAATTTAGGTAGAGAAATAAAACATTCAGTTTTTGAGTCAATTAACCAAGATTTATTTAAAGAAAATACTATTGTTGATTTGGACTTGAGAACAAGCGGAATTTCAAAAGGGAAAAAATCTTTTTTTAACTTGGAAATTAATTTATATACTTTATCTGAAATGGATTTCAAATCTATTGAAATTAAAGATTCGGTAAAAACCATAGTCAAATCAATATACAAAAATAACGTGATACAAAACAAATACTTTGAATTTTCGAACTCAAAAAAAGAAGACCCTCAATAAACTATTCAATACGGTATATTTATCTTAAAAGATTAGATGAAAAATTTAAGAATTTTAGAAGCCAGCGAGCTCGGACATGGTATCCTAATTGAGATGGATGCGGGATTGGTTTCACCTACTGATGTTAGAAATATTGAGGTACTCAAAGAAGCAAAAAATCTTGACTATAGAAATCCTTTTGAGTTCTATGCTGTATTACAGAAATACGATACTCCGAATAGAAACGGTAGAACATATCCTGAAAGAATATTGAAAAGAGAGGCGGAAAGATATAAACAATCAATTGCAAAAGGATTGTCTACATCAGAGTTAAATCACCCTGAATCCTCATTAATTGATTTGGATAGAGTATCTCACATCATCACAGATATTTGGTGGGACAAAAACATCTTGATGGGTAAACTAAAACTATTAACTTCACCAGGATTTCATGAAAGAGGTATTGTGTCAACAAAAGGAGACATTGCCGCTAACTTAATGAGACAAGGTGTTACTATGGGAGTATCATCAAGAGGCGTTGGGTCATTAAAAAAAGTAGGAGAGAGAAATGAGGTTCAAGATGATTTTGAATTAATATGTTTTGACTTAGTATCTTCACCATCAACACCAGGGGCTTACTTATTTTCAAATCCTGAGGAAAGAAATCAGTATGAAGAAAACTTAGATGAAGAAAGAAAATCAAAGCAAACTAATGACTACGTTGAAAAATCGGTTGACTTAATGAAAAAATTAAACGACTTTTTAGGAAAATAAAAATTATGGACGAAAAATATTTTGTAGCAAAAATTCAGTACGATTTACCAGATGAAAATTCTGGAAAGATTAAAAAAATCAGAGAAGAAAAATTAGTTAAAGGTTTTTCAGTAACAGATGTCGAAGCCAAAGTAACTAAGAAATACGAAGGTTTCACACATGATTGGAGAATTACCTCAGTATCTGAAAGTAAAATCGATGAAGTGATTGAATAGTAGTTCAACACTTATTAATTAAAAGTGGTCCTAACAGACCACTTTTTTTTGTTTGGGGAATATTTATGTATAACTAAATAAACTCTTAAGTTAAATTAAAAGAATAATAAATCTTATTTGGTGATATGTACGAAATGAATTTTTTTCGTTTTGGTACTATTTATATGTTAAATTAAATAATTTTTCATGCAAGAAAATAAAAACTTAGTACAAGAGGCGCTCATTCAAATGAAAAACGTTGAGGAGGCTATCGCCGAAAATGCAAAAGGAATACTTGCTTCAACTATGAAGGAAGAAATCAATCAATTAGTAAAAGAATCTCTATCAGAACAAGATATGGAAGATGAGGTTGAATTAGATGTTGATATGGAAGACGACGACACAGAAGATGTTGACGTTGACATGGATGCTGATAATGAAGATGAAATGAATATGGACATGGATTTTGATATGGACATGGACATGGATTCTGAAGAAAGTCCAATAGATTTGACTGACGCTTCTGACGAAGAAATTCTTAAGGTGTTTAAAGCTATGGGTGAAGAAGACGGAATCATCGTTAAAAAAGATGGTGAAGACATTCACTTAACAGATAATGACTCTGATACAGAATATCTAGTAAAGCTTGGTGAGTCTGAGGAAGAAATGGATGAAACTATGATAGATGAAATCGATGAAATGGACGTTGATACAGAAGATGTAATCAACGCAATCTTTTCAAAAGACGGAGACGTTGAAGATATCGACGTTGACCAAGAAGAAGACGTTATGTATGAAATCGAGTTTGATTCTGAAGACGACATGATGGAATCAGATGATGAGGACATGATGGAAGAAGAAGATGAAGACGACATGATGGAATCAGAAGACGAAGACATGATGGAATCAGATGATGAGGACATGATGGAAGAAGAAGATGAAGACATGATGGAAGAAGAAGATGAAGACATGATGGAAGAAGAAGATTTGGACGAATCTTACAACCATAGAAGAGCTGTTAGAGAAGGTAAGTCAACAGTAAAACCTAAAGGTGTTGGAATTGGCTCAGGACCTAAATTCACTTACAAAGATAAAGCTGCAGGTGGATTTAAAGAGGACAAAAAAGAAGGTCCTAAATCAGTAGGTACTGGTAAAGCAAAATTCGAATACAAGAAAGGCGCAAATATGGAAGGAAAATCCAAAGTTGTTAAAGCAGAAACAAAAGAAGGTGATTACGGAATGAACAAGGGTGATAAATCTAAAACTCATAAGG